ACGTAGCGATTTTTAATTAATTATAAGGAGGTGATATAAAATGCCATGGACGATTGCAGACGTACCAAAACATACATCAAAAGCGAAAACTTCTGCTGAAAAAAAAAGGTGGGTTTCTATTGCCAATTCTGTATTAAAGGATTGTCAATCTAAAGGAGAAAAAGATTGTGATGGTAAAGCTATTAGGATAGCTAATTCCAAATTTAGTGAAGATCCTAAGAAATCCAAGATGCAGGAGATTCCTAATGGAGCGTTAAGACTTGTTCAAACAGGGGAAGATTGTTTTGCTTTTGCAGAAAATATTGGAGAGGAAAAACAATTAAAGATGACAGTATATTCAGGGGGAGTCATTAAGGATCATTGGTATTGGAGCAATCTTGTTATTGATCTTGACGGAATGAAGTTCTCTCGTAGTAAATATCCTGTTCTTGAGAATCACAACACTAATGCAAAGATAGGTTTTACTGGAAAACCGATTGTTAATGGTTCTATTGTTCTTGATCCAAAAAAGACTAAATTTGTGAATACGGAAGAAAGTCGCAAGTTTCAGGAAACTTCTTCTGAGGGATTCCCCTATCAGGCAAGTATGTATGCTGTTCCTTCTTCAGTAGAACGAATTGAAGAAGGGAAATCTGCTGAAGTGAATGGTTTTACATTTAAAGGACCAGGATCTATCTGGCGCAAGTCAGAGTTTCAAGAAGCTTCTGTTTGTGTATTTGGTTGGGATAAACAGACAGAATCTTCTGTTTTTTCAAAAAATGAGAAAACAGAAATAGAATTTGAAGAGATAGGAGGAGGTGGTGATGAAGAATTTGACTATGATGAAGAATCTTTAAATGCTTTAAACGAAAAGGAGGTGAGCGAAGTGACGATTGAAAACATAGAACAACTTACAAAAGAATATCCAGAATTGGTAAAAGGAATTCAAGAAAGTATCAAAAAGGAATTAGAGGCTTCTTTCTCTAAGGAAAGAGATCAATTCAAGAAAGAGATCGTTGATAAAGACAAACTGTTGGGAGATCAGAATGATCGAATTCTAAAATTGGAGAAACAAGACATTATTCGTACTGAGAATGAATTGACTGCTATAGCTGATTCTATATGGAGTGGAAAATTAGCGAATAGTGATATTCCTGAACGACTTTATGACAAAGTAAGAAGTATGGTTTCTTATGGAAAATTTGTTAAGGATGGTATTCTTGACAAAGACACTTTTATGAAAGCTATTGATGATGAAGTTAATGATTGGATAAACAAAGGTGTTGTGTCTAAAGTGATGGGAACGGGTTTCAGTTTAAAAACAGAAACAGATTCAGGAAAAACCCAGGAAGAGAAAGTACAGGAAGAGAAAGACAATGAGTTAGCAGAAGGTTTGCTTGCTCTTGCTGGGCAGAAAAAGAAAGATCAAACTTAAATAAAAAGGAGGTGAAGTATAATGTTAGATACACCGTTTGATATACCTGCTGTGGATTATGGGAATCAGTGGGATTACAAAAAGCTGTATTATTCTGATCACATGGCAGCTTTAAGGGTTCCTGTTACTCTGCAAAAAGGATATGATTTAGTGAGGGCTGGTACAACGCTTGCCAGAAACATTTCAGCGGGTGGGGGTTTGAATTTGCTTGTCCCTTATAATCCAACCATATTCCCTGTCAGTATTGATATAGGGAGAGCCTATCTTATAACGGATTCAGGGGCACTTGCTACAACTTTATATGTGACTCTTGAAGATAGTTATAAATTTATGGTAGGGGATGACATCATTATTAATGATAATTCTACTGCTGCTGAAAATCTTGGGGCGATTACTGCAATTGATCGTACAACCGATTCTTTTAGAGCAGCCATTACTGTGACGATTGCTGTTGGTGCAACGAGTTTTACAACTGCTCGAAGAGCCCATATTTCTGTGGAAGCAGGAAACAGTTCCAATAACTATTCGGATTGTGTGGGTATTCTTGAGAAAACAGTAAATACAGGTACAGGGGAAAAATCAAAGGGAGCGGTTTCTACTTTGATTTTAGGTAATTGTGTTCTATATGAAGGACTATTAACCAATCTCGATGCTGCGGCAATTGTGGATTTAGGTGTTTCCACATTTGGACAGTATGTTTATATTCGTTAAAATTTATGAAAAAAGGAGGTGAAAAGTTATGCCAAGAGGAAGTAGTGATATACCAGAATTGCGGTTAGAAGTTATACAAAAGTTTGTAGAATCTTTTATGAAACCACCCGATCTTTTGTTATCTAATCTTTTTCCTGAAATTGATGCTCCTTCAAGTTCTTTGAAATGGGAGAGTCAGAGAGGGGGAAGAGGAATGACTCCCTTTGTACCACCGGGATCTCCTGCCCCTCAGACATCCCCTCATGGGATTACTGCACATAGGGCAGAAGCGGCTTATTGGAAAGAGAAAATGCCTTTTGATGAGGAGTTTTTGAACAATTTGCGTAAAGAAGGTACACATGCTGAATATAAAACAGCAACCGCTCGTTTAGCAAAAGAATTGGCGGGTTTAGTCAACCGTTCTAATCGTAGAAAAGAGTGGATGTATGCTCAAATGTTGTTTTTTGGGTCCTTCACTTATCAAATGAGAGGAGGATACCAAGCTACGGTTAATTACAATTTACCCACTGATCATCTTGTTACTCTTGCTTCTGCTTTTAATTGGAACACAGGAGCCAGTAAAAATATATTGGCAGATATTCAGAATGGAAAGCGGAAGATTATGGAAGATTGTGGGGGAAAGGTTAACTTGGCTATTTGTAATTCACGTGTTTTGACTTATTTAGCCAATGATGCAACGATTAGAGCTATTCTTCAGAAGAATGCTTTTGGAGATGGTGGATTATATAAAGGAAATCTTCACAATATCGTAGGAGTGAATCCCCAAATTATCGGATCTCTTTTAGACATAGATAGTTTTATTGTTTATGATGAGATGTATGAGATTCGTGCGTGGTTGACTGCTCCGGTAGTAGCTCAAGTCCAAACGTGGATAGCATTGGACGATGTTTCTGATCTTGTAGGAGGAGAGACTCTCAGATTCCATGATTATAGTGCTGGTTCTTTTGAAGACAGAAGAATTATGTCTGTTGATTATGTGAATGCCAGAGTGAATATTACTCAGGGTCTTACCAATTCCTATAAAGCACAAGAAGACTACGTTACCATGAGAAAGTACTTCGTTCCAGACGATAAGTTTGTAATGATGTCAACCAGAGTAGATGGAAATCTCATTTGTGAGTTCTTTAGAGCACCCTTTGGTGTAGGTCGTCATTGGGGCACATATACAGATAAAAATGATGAATGGGACCCTGAAGTAACATGGATTCGAGTGCAAGATAAAGGACTACCTGTACTTTACAACAGAGACGCCATTTATATTATTGACGTGGTTGTAACTACTGGAGAAGCGTTGACTACTACTACAACGACTTCAAGTTCAAGTTCAACTGCAAGTACGATGAGTACAACCAGTACAGCATAATAATAATAACAAATAAATAAGGAGGGCAATCGAAATGTCTATCGAAAAAGTAAAAATGCTTAAAACAGTACAGGCGGGAAGAGAATGTTGGGAAAAAGGGACTATCTTACCAATAGGAGGAGAGTCCCTTCACCCAATAATTTTGCAAGAGATAATTCAGAGAACGGGTACAGTAGAGGTTCTTTCTTATAAAGAAGATCCTATTAAGAAAGGAAGTAAGTTAAAAACCCCATTGGATAATAATTCTCTTTTAGAAGCTCAAAGAAAAGAAAGAGAATTAAATGAGAGATTGAATGCTGAAAGAGTTAAAGCTGAAGAAGCTGTTTTGATGAGTAAGAAATTTGCAAAGGATTTTCAAGAAACAAAAGAAGTTTTAGAAGGAATAAAGATGGAAAATCAGAGTTTTGCAAGTCGATTACAGAAAATGGAAAAATCTTTGGAAGGTTTGAAATCAGCATTTTCTTCTTTTGAAGAGAAAACAAAAAAATCTCTTACGGAATTTGAAAAAAGAGTTGTTTCTGATAATTCTGCCAAAGAGGATAAAGTTAATTTTAGAAAGGACGAAGAAAAGGAGACTCTTGAGAAGATGAGAGAAAGAGTATCTCCAGTGAAGTCTAAAAAGATAATTATAAGGAAAAGAGGAAAATGACAAGAACCGAACTTTTAGTGCTTTTACAACAGGAAGTAAAGGGTCTATCCACATATTTAGTTACAGATGATTATAATAATGCGATAGACGATGCTTTAAGAGAAACAGAATGGTCTCTTCCTGTTACAGTCAATTTTAAAGAATATTGGTTAAAGCAGAGATCGAAACGTCATTTATTCTTTTATCTTTATTCTGAGAGTGCACATAAGTTTAAGTATAAACAATTAAATCTTCAGCACAGGTTTGATCACTATAAAATATTGATTGAGACTATGGATACTGGTTTTGAAGAAGCTCTTACAGAAAGGCCCGATCTATTTGCAGGTGTCAATATGTGCCATTTATTTGGTACTAAAGTTGATGCAGGGTTTAGTTATCAAGATCAGACAGGAAAGGATACTACTTATCGTACAGATCAACTTGTGGATTTTGGACCAAAAGCAGATGATTAAATTGTTGTTGTGATTTGAGGATTGAGAGAATTTAATAAGGGCTACCTACGAGTGGTGGTCTCAATAAGTTTTATTTGAGGATTCAATAAATGAGTATTGGACCCGATATTAAAGAAGTCCTGCAAGAGGTGGGAACTGCTTTTACATTAATTCGAGATAGTGGAAATATATCGGATGAACATTTAGATTATGAATTAAATGCACAAGTAACTAAACCTTTTATACAGGAATTTTTTTTAGAAGCAACTTTATCTTACGATACTGTTGCCATAGTTGGTGATGTTCTCGAATTTGACACTCTTGGAACTCGTTTTTTATTAATGAACAAAACTCCAGAGATGTTTGAGGATGCAGTCATTAGTTATGCAGCAGTCTTATATAAAACAAATGTTTCCATTGAAATTCTCCGTCCTTCCGAAGCCGGTTGGCATCGTCATAGTTTTCAAGAAATAACTACCTGGACAAGTATTGCTACAATTGATGGTCTCTTAACAACCCCTTTATTTGGTAATGATCTTGATACCAATGAAGAAATAGGATTAATAGGTTTAAAAGAGAATGAGTTATATATACCAAGTTCTGTTGGTATTCGAGAGTTGGATAGAGTTTGGATTTCCTCTTCAGAATATTATCGAGTGGAATCTGTAAAGAAAAGAAGATATTCAGCAATAGATGTTGTAGAATTAGGAAATGATACAAGACCTCTTACAGTTACAACGACAAGTACGACTACTTCTACGACTTCAAGTAGTAGTTCAACAATTAGTACAACCAGTACAACATAAGGAAGATGCAATGAATTCATTAAATAAAATAGTTTGTTTAGTATGTAAATCCATTTATTACAGTACTTGGACTCAAGAAGAAGTAGAAAAATCTGATTGCCCTTATTGTAAGAAATTTATTGATGAAATATTATTGCCAAAAGGAGAAGCAAAACAAATAGAAGGGGAATATATATGTTAACCCTATATATAGAAAATAAATGGGAAGGATGTGTATTAACAGTTTTTTTACTTCCTGCTGAAGAAAATAAAGATGTGAGAAAAACCATAGAATCTTTTATTACGGATAATCTTTCTGTTAAATTTGTTTTAGTTAATAATATAAAAGAGATTAATGACAGTAAAAAAGAAACTCCTTGGTATGGCGTTTTTTATGATAATGAGTTTCTTGAAGAAAAATTGACAGAAGCCCTGTCCACTTTTTTTATATTAGAGAAAGCTGATATTCTTGTTGTTTTTAAATTGATAAAAGAGAACGCTTTATTTTTTCCTCGTTTTTATAGAGATTGGATTCTTTTGAAAGAAGATCTCACTCCTTTACAAGAGGGATTAAATCATCAGAAAATATTAAATGGTTGGATTTTGGAGAATAAGAAATGACAGAAGGATTGATACAAAATCAGTTTATGCAAATCAAAGTTACTCTTATAGCTTCTGATCTTCGTAGGATATACAGAGCTATTAATAAAGTAAATAATTGTGTGAAAAGAGAATCAAGAGATTTACCTTTTCGATGTGCTGTTGATTTTAGAAATCTGATCATTTTGAATATAAATAGTCAAAAGCACATGGGGCAATACGCTCCTTATAATGAGAGATATGCTGATTGGAAAAAGAAAACTACAGGAGGCTCTAATTTTTGGATATTATTCGGACATTTGGTTAATAATTTGTCTGTTTTTCCTGTAGGATCTAAAAATGCGTGGATGTCAGGAATTCCATTAGGAGTTAAAGATCAGGGGGGAACTTCTATGTTTGGGGGAAAAGGACGATCAATGCTTATCTCAGTTTATGGAAGATGGATGGAATTTGGTAGAAGGGGACAACCCGCTCGTGCTTTGTTTGCCCCCACTACTGAAGAATATGCTCAAGGGGGATGGAAAAACAGAAATGAAGAATCCACTTTTTTTATTAGAAAAAGTTGGAGTTAAAGAATGAAAACTGCCAAAGACTATATTGAATTAATAGATGAAGAATATTATGTGGCAAAGAAAAGAGGATTTTCTCGATTTAGTAAAGAATGGGGAATATGGTCTTCTATAATGAATAGAACTTTACGAAGAAGAACAGAGGGTAAAAATGACATAGAAACTATAAAATTAAAATATATTTTTATTTATTGGTCTTTAATGTCTGAATTGCTCGAATTTCATTATAAATATAAAGTATCACATAATAAGAAAAAAGAGATGATTAGAGAAGAAACAAGAAACATAAAAAACATCATATTAACTGGTGATGGATTACAACCTTTATCTGAAGAAGAATTAGTTGCTCGATTATTGAAAGGAACTTTGAAGTAAACTACTGACAGCTAAAGCAGTCAGCTTTAAGAGGAATATGCGAAATGAGAGTTTTAAAAATCTATTCAAAAGAGACTTTTGTTGAATTGGAATTATCTATGGCTCAAATTCATTTGTTACTTTGTTTTTTGGATAAGTGTCATGTTGAATATAGTAGTAAGGAAGATCCTATTATGGTTGAAGCTGATAAATATGTCAAAAATGATTTTTTTAAAACATTAGACAAACTTTATGACCAATTTAATGAGAAGAAATTTTAATTATGGCATTAGACCCAACAGCAAGAGAAGCTAATTTTAAAGACAGTATCAAAAAGTATTTTGTTGAGACTTTGAAAGACATAGAGAATCTCAATCTGTCTTTTGATAAAAGTCTTTCAACTCCATATCTTCAAGGAGTTTCTGTAAATAAATGGGTGATAATTAATTGGGGTCATTTTTTAAGAGACACTTTATCAGAAGCGACTATAAATATTTTACCTTGTGTTCGACAGGATAATGAGGGTTTTCAATTAGCACAGTTATCAGATAAAATATTAGGTTATTTAACAGACACAAGTGCAACACATGGAATGAAGACAATTACTTTTTATAGGAGTTATCCTAATCAAGTATGGACGGTTTTAGGGGGATTGATGGTTTGGGATATTATAGAATCAGGAACATTAGAAGCTTCTGATGAAACTAAATATAAAATAATAACTGTTAGGTTTAAATTTGCTTCTAAGATTTGAGAGGATAAAGTCAACTACCGTCAGCTAAAGCAGACGGCTTGTAACTCCCCTTGTGGGGGTTACGATAGGTTCGTTGACTGAAACCCTATATTTTAAGAAAGGAGGATGCTCCATTCCTCTGCCACCTGAAGGAGGCAGTTTTCTGGCGCAATAATTATGAAGGGATTTCTTGTATGTTCAAAATGTGGGAAGAAACTATTGAGAAGAAGACACAATGGTCTTTTTTCCTTTGCTTTTGGTAAATGGTCAAGAGAAATCAAAGTAGTTATTAACGGAAAAGAAGTTCCTTTAGGACCTCTTGTTCAAATAGAAATTTTTGGTTCTTTAAGAATGAAATGTTTTAGGGAATTATGTAGGATTAAATATCCAGATCATTGGAATGAGTTTACTTTTTTTCCTAAAATAGAAGAGAGAGAAGAATAGTTTTTCAATCGACTGCTGGTCGAAAGTTCTACCGGCATTATTTTAAAAAAGAAAGGAGGTGATACTATATGCGAACAGGACCAATTACACAAGATACCACGACAGTAGCATTGGGACTTGCTGAAATACGAATAGGGAACTCTGCTGCTTATATTGGACAAAGGAGAGCTATTTTACCAGCAACAGCTTCAATAGGGGCTTTGGCAAATACGAAGTTTATTGGAAATGCTGAGTTCTTCAAATTAGAATCTGGATTTCCTCTGGTTGAAGACACTTCTTTTCCTTTGAGAGAATCTGCTGCTCTTGAGTGTGCTTTTAAAGAGATTACTCCTGCTAATGTTGCTCTTTCAAGAGGACTTGATCCAGATAATTATGCTAATGCCCATTCAGGAGAGATTTATTTAGGAACGATAACAACCCCTTCTTTTATACGAATGGAGGCTATTTACACCTATCCTGATGGAACGAATACAATGAAAGTGATCTTTCCAAGGGCTCAAGTGACTTCTACAACAGAAATTGATTTTGCGACTGAAGATGTTGCCACTGTCCCTGTTGTTATTACATCTAAAAGTGCGGATGACGGTGTTTCGGGAGGAAATAAGATTTGGAATGGTTGTCCTCTTGGAATGATTATATGGGATGATGGTACTGGAACAACTACTTCTACGACTTCAAGTTCCAGTAGTACTACGAGTACAACGTAATATTGAGGAGGTAATTTAACATGGAAAAGCCGGAAGAATTAAATGAAACAATAGAAGATTTGCAAAATCTTAATCCGCAGGTTGCGACCGTTACAATTGGAGTTCGCAACTTGCGGAAGATTAAATTATACCCTTTAGCAGTGGGGGATCAGATGAGAATGACCACTCTTGTTGGTTCTGCCATCTCTGCTTTTGTTACGAGTAAAGAAGCTGCTAATGAAGCTGCTATGATAGGATTTTTTCTTAATCTGATTAATAACAATTTAACTAAGTTTTTGGGACTTGCGATTTGTGAAAGACCAGATGAGAATGACAAATATCCTAAATCAGAAGAATTGTTATGTGATATAACCAATGTGCAAGCTTCAGAGATAGCAAAATATATTTTTGAAGTGAATTATGAGACTTCCGTAAAAAACTTCAAAGACCTCTTCGAGAAGGTGAGAGGATTATTTCCCTCGGAGAGGTCATTACCACAGTCTGTGAAAGATACTCTTACCGACTTAGAGACATCTTTGGAAGAACCTTTAAGCAAGGAGGACTTACAGGAGGTCAAATGAGTGTTTTGTTTAAACAGTCCTTAAAAAGAGAAGAAGAAAGGTTTAAAATGGAAGCTATTTTTCATGGTGCACAAATAGACGATCTTTCTAAAGAGAAAAAGAGTGGAAAAGAAAACACTTTTACTTTTAAAGATCCTAAAGAATATGATTATTTATCGTTCGAGCAAAAGAAAGAATTGACAAAAAAGATGAAAATGAAACATAAAAGTTGGGCCACTGGAACATTATCACAAATAGGAAAAAATAATGGTTGATCAAGCATTAACATTAGGAACTCTTTTTACAGGAAAAGTAGATGCTACTTTTCGTAAAGCTACTTCCGATTTGAAGATTCTTCTTGATCGTTTGCATGGAGCTTCTACTGGAGTAAGTACACAGATGGGTAGAACAGGAGCGGTTACAGGAAAAACTAAAGATGAATTTACCCAGATGAACAGACAGTTATCAAGAGTTACTGGTGGATTCCAAAGATTGACGGCTGCTGCTAAAGTAACATTTGCTTATGGACTTGCCGCTTCTGCTATTTTTGGATTTATAAATACTCTGAAATCAGCGATAAGTGTAATTTTTGAATATGATCAAGCTTTAAAAAATTTGCAAGCGATCACTTTATCTACAAATGCTGAAGTTGCTGCTATGGGAGTTGAGATAAAAAGAGTTGCTTCAATTACTAAATATTCTGCTCAAGAAGTGGCAGAAGCCACTATTATTTTAGCACAAGCTGGTTTTACTACTTCAGAAGTATTAGCTTCTATTAATGCTGTTGCTATGCTTGCTACAGGGACTCTATCTAATATGGCAGATACAGCCGATCTTTTGACTACAGCTATTCGTGCATTTGGAGAAGATGCTTCTGAGTCAGGAAGAATAGCAGATATTTTTGCCAATGTTGTTAATTTTTCAAAAGCTACGATTGATAAACTAAGAACCTCTTTTAACTATTTAGGGCCTATTTCTCGTTTAGCAGGACTTTCATTGGAGGAAGTAGGAGCAGGAGCAATGATTCTTTATAATGCTGGTTTAAGAGCTTCTACAGTAGGTACAGGATTCAGACAAATATTGTCACGTCTTGTTAATCCCTCTGAAAAACTTCGACTTATTATCAAAGCTACAGGAGCAGATATAGAAAAATTAAATCCAGGAACAGCTACTTTTGTGGAAATGATAGGGGAACTTGAAAAAATGTTGGGAAATGCTGTTCCTGCTGCAATTAGAGCACAAAGGGCTTTTCAAATGTTTGGATTAAGAGGGGCCGCTCCTGCCGCTGCTTTTGCTCAAGCGGGTGTTGCTGGTTTGCAAGATATGTTGGATAAAGTATATCAAACAGGATCAGCGGCAAAGATGGCAGAAATACAGATGGAAGGTCTTGGTGTAATGGCTAAGAATCTAATGGATAAGATTCAATTATTAGCTGTAGCTATTGGTGAAGGAGGGATAGGAGGGGCTTTTGCTGCTTTATTGGGTGTCTTACGTCCTTTTGTGGATTTGTTAACCCTTCTTGCAGAAACATATATTGGAAAAATGATTATAGCAATTACTTCTCTTACTACCGTACTTTTATTAAGCAGAATCGCTATAAAATATGTAATTGTGCAACTTTCTGCATTAGCTTTGGGATATAATGTTGCAACGATAAAAGCAATGATGTTGGCAACCCATCAAAATATGTTGACTGTTGCATTAGCAGCTACTTCAAAAGCATTGAAATCTTTATGGACAGCTATGTTAGCTAATCCTTTTATAGTAATAACAGCAGGATTGGCCGCTATTGCTGTTGGATTATTAACTTGGATAAGACATCAAAAACAAGCAAAAGAAGAACTTGAAGAAAGTATAATTACGATGGAAGCTGAAGTTTCTACTTTGAAAAAATATCAAGAGAAGTTGAAAGAAACAGAAGAAGATGAAAGAGGGCATAGTGCTGCAATGGATAGATTGATTAAACAATATCCAGAGTTAATAAAGGTTGTAAATTTAGCAACGAAATCATTTACTGATGAAGGAGAAGCATTAAAGAAGCTTATTAAAGAAAAAGAAAAAGCAGAATTAGTAGAAAGAGCTTCTTTAGCCGCAGAAATACTTAGAGATAAAAAAAGACAGAGTAGTGTTTTAAAAGCATTAGAGGGAAGAACCGAATTGCAGAAAAAAAGTGGAGAATGGAGAAAACAATATGATGAAGCGAAAGCAAAAATAGAAGGTTTAGATGTTGAATGGAAAACAAGTTTAGTTGGTATGGCAGAAGGAATCAGGATGTATGGTACTGGTGCTGCTTCCAGTGTGGAAGAAATATCTTATGTTTTATCTGCTGTAATGAAAATGAATGTTAATGATGTAAAAGAATATGCTGTTGAAATTTCAAAGTTTTATAAAGATTTACAAAAACAACAAGAAGAATCTATTAAATCTAATGCTGATTTTATTGCTGAACAGAAAAAACTTTTAGCTGGTTTAGGAAAAGGAGAATGGTTAGAACTTTATGAGTCTTTTAAAGGAGATCCTGGAAAAGAAGGGACACTTCTTGTATTTTTAGATACATTACAGAAGAAAATTACAAAAATGGCAGAAGCTGGAAAAAATGTAGGATTAATACCAGCACAAATTGATGCAATAATAAAAGATCAGTATGCAAAAGGTTTTGAAACTTTTACAAAAAAACAATCAGAAGCACAAAGAGCACAAGAAAAGTTTCAAGATACAATGTTAAGAGATCTACTTGAATATAATGATAAAGCACGAAAAGCGGATGAGTTGGGAGCTTTGATGGCTAAAAAAGAAAGAGACGAAAAAATTCAAGCTTATGAAGATCAGACGAAAATAAGAGAGCATCTTGTTTTAAGTGAAAGAGTGTATCAAGCAGAACTTCTTAGTATAAAAGAGAAGTATACAGAAAAAGAACAAGCTATTTATGATGAATTAGCTACAGGTATTGCTAAAACTCTTGAAGAAAAACAAGCAAAAGAATTAGCTGTTTTGGATATAAAATATATCAAATTAAGAAAAAAAGCAGAAGAAGAAGTTGATGATAAAGAAAGGTTAAAAGCACTTTTATTGGCAATCGAGAAAAGTTATCAAGAAGAAAGACAAAGTATAATTGATGATTACCAAAAACGTGAAGAGAAAAAGCACGAACAAGCTGAAAAAAAAGCAAATAAATTGTGGAAAGACGTAATAAAAGTACGTATTGAAATGGCAGATGAATGGCTTAGACAGCATAAAATCACTATGGAACAATATCTGCAAATTCTCACAGACGCTCTTGAAATGGATTTAATTGATTATGAAGAAGCTTATAGAAGGAAAATAATTGTTACAGGAACTTGGCTTGAACAGTTTAAATACGGTTTAGGATTAAGTTTAAAAGAAACAAAATCTTGGGGGGAGACTATAGTAGAAATTGGTAAAGATGTAGCAGAGAAGATAAGTTCGGAATTTGCACAATCTTTTACAGAATTTATTGATGGCACAAAAAATGCAAGGGAGGCTTTTTCAGAGTTTGCAAAAGATGTACTTAGATGGTTAGCTGAAATGATCGTTAAACAGATGATATTTAATGCTGTGTCTGGATTTATTAAAAGTTTTTCTCCAAATTTTTTTACTCCACAACAACCAGGCTATCTTCCTCCAGTATCTGGACAAGGTTCTTATACTGCTCATGCCAAAGGGGGTGTTCTTTCTGAAGACATTATAGGAATGGGAGTAAGAACTGGAAAGACTCATGTTCTGCATAAAGATGAAACCATTATTCCTGCAGGAGAAGGAAAAAGTAGTGTAAACGTAAAACTTATTGTAAATAATAATACAGGACAACCAGTAAAAGCTCGACAGGAAAAACCAAGATTTGATGGACAAGAAACCATAGTAACTTTGTGGCTTGATGCTTTTGAAAGAAATAAAATGGGATTAAGAGAAAGATTAGGGGTGAGTTAAAATGCCTTCATTTCCTTTAATATGTAATAATGAAAGAACTTCTGATTGGGAACTGTTTGATCAAGTCAGAAGCAGACCTATAGTCAGAACTCCTTTTGAAAATGGAGCAGTACAGACAAGAACAAGAGTTACCACTTCTCGATGGAAATTTTCAGTAGGAGCAAATCTGATGACAACGACTTTATACGATACTCTTACTGCTTTTTTTGACGCTAATCAAGGAGGAGCTTTTGATTTTATTCATCCGATTACAGGAGTTACACATGAAGTTCGTTTTTCTGAAGATGAATTGCCTGGAGCGAAACCTACAGGTACTGGTTCAAATGCTCGATGGAGTATATCAGGAATTGCTCTTGAAGAAACTGCTGGTTCTAC